TGAAACCATTGAACAAGAATTGACCGCTGATTTTTTATTAAAGGAAAACAAATCAATTAAATTCTTAGGAAAAACAAATAAAGGTAATTTAGTTTTTGAAAATGAGGGTCAACAAATAAAAGTCTCTCAAAAAGGTGAATTACTGTGAATTTAATATACGTTAACGAACTTGGTCCCAATTTTAAAGGGGATAACATATACGAGTTTATTTTTAGTGACGTTGACGATGTATGGGGTGAAGATTGGGATAAAGAACCGGCAGGTGGTAGTCCCACTCCACCCCTAATTCATTTTATAAAGAAGGTTGGTGTTTTAAGAAATTCAGGAATTAATTTAAATTTAATCCAAAATTCAGATTTTTTCTCTGTCTATGATGCAGTAGAAGGTGTAATATCCTTAGCGTGGGAAGACAGTGAGAGTACAGCCATAACGGAAGATAAGTTTACCCGTTTAGTATTTAGATACGGGGACACTGTTAAAGAAGTGGAAGATAAGATATATGAAAGAGATATCATATTGACATATGAAAAAAATATTATAAATCATGAACAATAAAAAAATTTCAAGTTTATTAAATAAAGGTATTAAGTTTGATACATTAAAAATGTTAAATGAAACTCAAATAAATACATTATACACTGCAGTTGTTGGTGAACAAAGTCTTACGGATAAAGTGGAAGACGTTAAACAGATGGGTGCCGAACTTTCACAGTTAAACCAACAAATAGACCAAACAATACAAAAGATTGGTGAGGATGACTCTGAAGAAGAATTAAATGAGTGGGGTAGTTCAGACCAACACTTTTTTAATCAATCAATTCATAAGCAGTTAGGTGAACCTAAATCAATGCCAAGCCCGTTTAGTGACGAACTAGAATCGGCCGTTGAAGATGCTGTCGACTTTTATTGGGATGATTGGGAAGAGTATCAAACAGATAGAGATGGTTTAATAAGACACGGAAAAAAGGCATATTTAAGAAGTTATTTTAAAGATAAATTCGATATGTTAGTAAAAATGTTTGAACCTGTATCGGATGAGGGTGACTCTGAAGAAAAATTAAATGAGGATGATGTTGATAACATTAAACCATTCAAAGGTCAACAGACTCAAGACCCAAAACAAGTTGGACCGTCCACTGATGATGGTATGGGTAATTACCAAGATGGTATGGATGAAGGTGAGACTACTGAAGAGTTTAAATCTAAGTCACAACAAAAATACTTCTTTGCAAAATGTGAAGAAGAAGGTCCAAAATCAAAATGGTGTAAAATGGCCGATGAATTTGCGGACGACACAGAAGACTTTAGTAAGTTACCTGAAAAAGTTAAAAAAGAAGAAATTAGGAAAATAGAAGAGTCTTTAGTATCTTTGGTGAAGAAACACATACCGAAGATTATGAGTAAAAAAGATTTATTAAAACTAACTGAACAAGGTCCTGGAACTAAAGAGGCCCCTGTTAAGACACCAACAAGGACTAAACCAGACCGAAAATCACCTTACAAACCGAAACACAAACCAGCACCAAAAGCGGGTGACACTAAAACCGCACCACCAAAAGTGAAACCAGGGACAATTCAGAAACCTGATAGAAAATCTCCGTATAAACCAAAACACAAACCAGCACCTAAGGCTGGTAAAGAAGGTTTACCTGAGTTTTTAAAGTTTAACCAATTAAATATACAATTTAGAGATGAGCAAAAAAATTAACGAAGCACCAATTAGTTATGGGGACCGTCCTGAGAGGATGGCATCAGACATTCAAAAGAAAATTGAAGATAGAGATACACCACTTTCAAGTAACCCAGGTTTAGATATTGATGTTGACGGTGATGGTGTTGTTTCATCATTTGAAGAGTTATTAGCGTCAAAAAGATTTGGAGACGTTGTAGATAAGGTAAAACACTACACAGGTTTAACTGACATATCTAACCCTAACTCACTTATGGAGTTACAGATGATGTTACAAAGAGCCGTACAACAGGTTAAATCTATTGAGTCAAGTAATGAAGAATATCTTGAAAACTTAGCCATTGATTTGGTTAAGAAAGAAATGGCATTACCTGACGACGCATTTCAATTCGACGTTGAATTGTTATCAGGTATGGGTCAAATAGATACTTCTAAAATGAGAGGTAAATCAGACGAAGAACCTGATGAGGAAGAAATAATGAAGTCTTTCGGTGACCAAAACTCCGAAGACATGGAAGATGATATTGAAGCATTTATGGATGCAATGGATAAGTTTGACATGGAAAAGGCAAAAAGAAGGTTCATCAATTCACTTATTCAAGGGGCGTCGAAGAAAGGACATTATATGTTCAACCTGGTTCGTGACGAATTAGACCGTTTAGACCCATCATTACTAAACCTTTATGGTGTGTTAATGTCAATTGCTGATTTAATGTATTGGATTATCCCTGACGAGATGACACAAATGATGGCTGGTCAAGGTGAAGGTGTACAAGGTTCAGAAGAGGTTGACGAAACTACCGACCCACCAACAATTAGAGCGAAAGGATTATTCTTCCCTGTTTTACTACACGAACTTATTAAAGGTGTTTATGAGGTATTAGGTACTCAAGGGTTACCAGACGACCCTAAAGCGGCTGAAATGGTTATGGGTTCTCAAGATACATTACCTTACGAGATATGGGATTTAAGGTTAGGTCCTGTTATTTGGGAAAAATTCACATCTGCATATCCTGAAAATTTATATGAGGATGATATGAGAGAAATACAGAACTACTTATTTTCTCGTTTCTCTTCACTATCGGCTGAAGAATTTTTTGAAGTTGCTAGAGAAATATTGGGTGAAACACAAAAAGGTCAAAAAATCGTTAAAAGAATGATTGATGAAATTATCGAAGAACTTCGTCAATACGACTTAGAGGATGCTTTAGGTGGTAATGAGTATGATGATGACGACGAAGATGATGATGAAGGTTTCAGAGATTTCTTAGGTGGTTTAGGGATTGATTTAACATAAAACACTCTTATTTTTTTTAAATGGGTTTAACTAGGGAAAAAGTTTTAATTGAGTATGCTAAGATTGTAAAAGACACATCTTACGCACTTAAAACTTATCTACAAACCTACGACAACACACAATCACGTTACGTACCTTTAGAGTTGTTTCCTGACCAAGATAGGTTAATCTACGATTATGATAATCATGAGGAGAACATAGCTATTAAGTATAGACAGGCGGGGGTATCAACAGTGACCGCAGCGTGGGCATCAAAGAAATTAGTCGTAGCTAAAAAAAGTAAACCTGAGAAGGTTCTAATTATTGCAAATAAATTAGATACCTCTATGGAGTTTGCCAATAAGATACGTTCTTTCGTTGACCAATGGCCCGAATGGTTAGGGGTTGGTTTCTCAAATGAAAAGAATTCACAAAGGCACTTTAAATTAACTAACGGATGTGAAGTTAAAGCCGTGGCGACATCTAAAGATGCATTACGTGGATATACACCAACAATACTTATTTTTGATGAGGCGGCATTTATTGACGCTGATGAAGACTTTTGGTCAGCATGTATGGCATCTCTATCCACAGGTGGTAAAGTAATCGTTATATCAACCCCTAACGGGTTTGACCGTATATACTACGCAATTTATGACCAAGCATTAAGGGGTATGAATGACTTTAAGATTACCGACATGTATTGGTATAGGGACCCCAGATACGCCAAGAACTTACAACTTATAAAATGTAAGGACATTATTCACTATATGTTAAATCGTGATGATTATAATGATAGTGAAATAATTATTGACTACTCACATATTGACCCCAGAGATAGGGATTTCAAAGAGATTGGACTAAAGTTCGATAAGGGATATAAACCATATTCCACTTGGTTTGAGTCTATGGCTAAAAAACTTAAGTTTGACCGTAGAAAGATTTCTCAGGAATTGGAGTGTAACTTCTTAGGTTCAGGGGATAATGTAATACCCAATGAGACTATAGAGAAATTAAAGGAGAATTATATCACACCTCCTGAGAATAGATTTATGGGTGGTGCAATGTGGCAATGGAAAGAACCTGTGCCCGGTCATAAATACATTATGGGTATTGATGTGTCTCGTGGAGATAGTGAAGATTTTACAACATTCTGTATTATTGATTTTGATGAGAGAGAACAAGTTTTAGAGTATTTAGGAAAGATACCCCCAGATGTTGCTGCTGAAATAGCATTTAAATGGGCAACAATGTATAATGCATTTGTGGTTATAGATATCACTGGAGGTATGGGTGTATCTACTGCGAGGAAGCTACAGGAGTTAGGTTATCAAAACCTTTATGTTGAGGGTGTTAACGCCGCCGATAAGTGGAAATATAACCCTAATGCAATGGATAAGATACCTGGTTTAAGCTTTAACAATAAGAGAGTTCAGATTGTCGCTGCGTTTGAAGAGGCATTAAGACACGGATATAAAGTACGTTCATCAAGATTACTGAATGAATTAAACACATTTGTATATGTTAACGGTAGACCAGACCACATAAAGGGTCAACACGATGATTTAATTATGGCAATTGCCATGGCTATTTATGTTGGTGAAAATTCATTCACATCATTAGAGAAGGTTACTAATCAAACTAAAGCGATGGTTGATAGTTGGTATGTACAAGAAACAAAGGTAAATAATCCAGTGGATAATTATAATCCATCCTTATCTGCACTACCAAATGACCCATATAGAAATAGTGGTCGTGGAGGTGCAACAAAAAGTGATTACGAAAACTATTTATGGTTATTCGGAGGTAGAAGATAAAAGATTGAATAATTGTAGAATTTTACTACTATTTATATAAAAAAAGAAAATGGCAGAAAATAACTTTACTGTTTGGCAGAGATTAACCAAAGTATTTGGTCCTGATTCAACATTGGACCAGCAACCGCCTGTATATAATTTTGATAAAAAAGAATTATTAAAAACACGTGACAAAGAGGAGTATGAAAGAGAAAAACTCCAAGCTCAACAAACCTTATACCTTGGTCAACAATGGCAAAAGGTTGAAAATAACCTATATACTCAAGCAGTTTATTATGAACCAACTAGATTAGCTGCGTTTTACGACTATGAAAGTATGGAGTTCACACCTGAAATATCGGCAGCACTTGACATATATGCCGAAGAGTCAACAACTGCAAATGAGGATGGATTTATTCTACAGGTTTATTCGGAAAGTAAAAGAATAAAATCAGTACTTACTGATTTGTTTAACAATAGATTAGATATTGACACAAACTTACCAATGTGGACAAGAAACACCACTAAGTATGGTGATAATTTTGTTTACCTTAAATTAGACCCTGAAAAGGGAATTATAGGTGGTCAACAATTACCTAATATCGAAATTGAAAGATTAGAAAGAGGGATGACCTCATCACCGGGTCAGCATGGAATGCAACAACCCACAGGTGATGCGGATGAGGACGCACTAAAGTTTAAGTGGAAGGTTAAAGACATGGAATTTAACACATGGGAAATTGCACACTTTAGATTATTAGGTGATGACCGTAAACTTCCGTATGGTACGTCTATGTTAGAAAAGGCCAGAAGAATTTGGAAACAACTTATTCTTTCTGAAGATGCGATGTTAATTTATAGAACATCACGAGCACCTGAAAGAAGGGTATTTAAAGTATTTGTTGGGAATATGGATGACAAAGATGTTGAACCGTATGTACAGCGTGTAGCCAATAAGTTCAAACGTGACCAAGTTGCTGACCCTCAAACGGGTAATGTAGACTTACGTATGAACCAAATGGCGGTTGACCAAGACTATTTCATACCTGTTAGAGACCCTAACTCACCAAACCCAATTGATACCTTACCTGGAGCAACAAACCTTTCTGAAATTGCAGATATTGAATATATCCAAAAGAAGTTACTTACTGCGTTAAGGGTACCAAAAGCATTCTTAGGTTTTGAAGAGGTAACGGGTGATGGTAAGAACTTAGCATTGCAGGACATTCGATTTGCTCGTACTATCAATAGAATTCAGAGGTCTATGATACAAGAGTTAAATAAGATAGCAATTATTCACTTATATATTTTAGGTTTCGAGGACGAATTACAAAACTTTACATTAGGTTTAACGAATCCATCGTCACAAGCGGATTTATTAAAGGTGGAACAATGGCAACAGAAGATTCAACTTTATAGAGACGCCACAAGTGACCCAGGAAATGGTATACTACCTGTTTCATCATCTTGGGCTAAGAAACACATTCTTGGTTTCTCTGATGAGGAAATTAAGCTTGATTTACAACAACAACGTATCGAAAGAGCAGTTGCAGGTGAATTAGAAAAAACACAGGAAGTTATTATTAATACAGGTATATTCGACAATCTCGATAAATTATACGGTAAAAAGGATAATGGTGTTGAAGAAGGTTCCGACACTCAAGGTGGGGACGACTTAGGTGGTGGTTCTGATTTCGGTGGTGGTTCTGACTTTGGAGGTGGCTCTGATTTCGGAGGTAGTACTGACTTAGGTGGTGATATAGGTGGTGAAATTGAAGACACTGGTGATGTTACACCTGAGAACTTAGTTAGGAATAAAGATTTAGATTTAATTCTCGAAGATTCAACCTTATTTGGTGATGACGAGACAATTGACCTTTCAAAAGCTAGACAACCATTAGGTGAAATCGAAGAAAAATTAAACCAGTTACTTAAATAACGATATTTATTAAATAAAAAAAGATATGAATAAGTTTGGTAATATAAAATCTAAGATAGAAAAAGTATTGGTTTCTTCTTATGGTAAGGATTCTTTTAAGAATAATTTGAAAGAATTTAAAAGTAGAATATTAGGTGATAAGAATTTGGCAGAAGCCTATTACCTTTACGATGAGTTAAACTCACAAAAAGGATTTACAAAAGAAATTGCGACTGAATATGTGAATGAATCGTTTGAGAAATTAAACGACATCATTAATAACAACTCAATGAAAATACAAGAGCTTTCTGAATGGGTAAACTCTATTTTATCTGAATCAGTGGAAAACGATTATGTTGACATTG